GCCGCCAACAAAAGAAATATTTCCGCCATACTGGATATCTGACGGGTTCAATATCATGTATTTAGATGGCAACTTAAGGCTGGGAGCAGCAGCAGTTGAGATATCATTACCAAATACTTGCGTTATTTTATTTATATCTTCTTGCCCGACTTTATAATCGAATCTATAAATGAATACATTCCCAGAGCGATAATATTCTCTAAAAAACTTATCTATAAAATTATCTATATTAATCTTTTTAAATAAGGCATCAAAAAAATCTCTAGCTTTCTTATTCCCTCCAGTGAAGTAAATTTTACTGCAAGAAAACTCAGTCATCAAGTCGATTACATTTCTAAAAGAAGAAAAATTGTAATAAGCTTTCTGGCATAAAACTACTGCGTCTCTAATATTTAGAGAACTCTTATTTTGAACATTGTTAGAATATTTAAAAGGAACCAAACCGTAATCAATGTTTGAGAATCTTTCTGTCCTTTCGATAGTGCCAGCTGAATTTCTACGAGCAGGTATAGACGCCTGCTCAGATGCTGTAGCATAGCTGGTCATCATCGGAATTACTTCTGGTTGTTTCTTTTTTCTCATTTTGAAATCCTTATAAAATCATCAGAAAATTACCGCTTCTGAAAAGCGTACCATTAGGAAGCGATCCTGTTTGGGTTTGAGTTGGTAAATTTGGCAATAAAACATATCCAGATATACCGCTTAATACTATTGATTTTCTGCTAGAATGTCCAAGAACTAAAGTATAATCATCAAACAGCTCCATCATTGGAAGACCAGCAGAATCAGCTACAGACCACAAAGAATTAGTTACTCCAGTCTCTATGAAAGATATAAATGTTCCGCCTGAACCTACTATTGATACTGATCCAGAAGCTGCAACTATTGCTATAGAACTTGGCTTTCCTACTCCACTTAAATTTATTCTTTGGAAAGTTGTATCAGAATTGAAGGTTTTTTTTCCTGTGAAATTAAAATTTTCTCCACTTGCAATACTGTTTATAATTCCTGAATTAGATGACGCAGTAATTTTAGCGTCTAATACTCCTGACACAGTATTAGTATAACTTGTAGAATAGCCACTTAAAGTATTAATTTTAGAATCTAAAAAACCTCCAGTGCCAGTTATGGTCGCTGAAAGATTTCCGCTTACGGTATTTACGTATCCACTTAAAGATAAGACAGAGCCGCTTAAATTAGCTCCTGTAGAAACTAATCTAGCATCTAAAATTCCACTTATAGAATTAGTATATAAAGCAGCGTATTGGCCTGTTGCTAATGTATTCGAGCTGGCATATCCAGAAGAGTTATCTATTTTTGTGTTTAGTGTACCCGTTGCTGCGTTAAGCCCAGCTTGAGTAAGAAATCCAGAAGGATTAGAGGCGACTGGATAATAGTTTTGATTTCCGACTTCAACAAAGAAGCCGGAAAACTCAACTTGATCTACCTGTTTCCTTCTGACTAAATTCGCCATACTATATTAAAGTTACACTAAAACATCACCGGAGTAAAAGTAAATGTATTAGTTTCTACATTTTGTTTCATTATATCGTTATAACATTTGACTCCCCAGTTAGCCAACATAAACGCAGAATAATTATCTTTTCTAGCTCTTGTCGCTGAAGAACCTCGTTTTAAATGTTGTGGCAAATCGAAGTTTTGCATGCCTCTGGAAGTAGTAGTGTATTCTACCATAGAGCATTGTTTTTTTGTTTGGTAAATGAAGTCATCTTGATTTTCTATGAAGTCTAGGCTGCTCCAGTCTTCTTTATCTCCTGTAAATATCAATTCTTTTGGTAAAGTAGATCCTATAGCTTCATTAAAAAATTTATCATTAGAGCAAGTTCTAGAAGCAAATAAAACTTTCTTATAGTCAATACACGCTTGAAGATATTCGTTTCCTTTTCTAATGAAGTTCGAAGAAAACACTTGGTTGAATGCTATTCTTTTTTCCGATAGATTATATTGTGATCTAGCGTTCTTGACTTGCATATCGTAGTCTGGGCCCTCTGCTTCTGCCACGAAATCTAGTAGTTTAATATTTATTTTTGCATTTTTAAATACTTCGGATTGATTGCAAGTGTCTATAAATATATCTGCACCAGCGTTATCGGCAACAACACATACAACATCAAAATGAGTCATCAAATACCCAAAGTATTTAACGTGATTATTTAAGTTACCAAGACCAGAGTAAGTATGAACAAGTATGCCGACCCCTGTCTCTTCATCTAATTCCATAACAGCAATAGCAAAATAATCAGCATTTGGACTATCGCTCATATTCGGATCTATCCCTACAATATATTTTTTTCCTGGAGTGCCTCTGACTAAAGTGTGAGGGTACTCATCTTTTAAAGTACAATCTTCCATTTTCTTTGCGCTAAAATAACTGTCTGAGCCATCAGTAAATTGCGCACAATACTCTCTAAGAAAAGATGAGTGAGAAGTGCCTCCACTTTGAGCTTCTTCGATAATGGTTTTATCTATCATCTCTGCTGGTAAAGCTTCAAATCCAAATTGAGAAACAAAATAAGAAGACTCTCCCTTTTCTGGAGATGTAATTTGATTTATCCACTCTTGATAAGTCTTATATAAGTTTTCAAATGTATAACTAGCAGAAGACAAAGCTATCATCTTTGAGTTATTTACAAATACCATTCTTTCTTCTTCTTTCATCTTGCCTTTTTTAATCAGCAAGTCTTCCATTTCGCGGATATCAATACGCCTCTTCATATCTTGCGGGGCGACAAGGAATGGCATCAATACATTTTTAATAATCTCTTCAGGCAGGAGCATGAACTCGTCAAGAACTAGAATATTGGCGCGAAAACCACGAATCTTTTCGCCGCTTAGTGGAATAGCCCTGATCGACCCACCATTTATGTCCCATTCGTAAAGATCGTTTCTCTTGCTCTTAGCCCCGAAGGCTTGCAGCAATAATTCTGCGCCTTTGGTTTCAGACATTTTTTCTATATTATTAAATATCGCTCTAGCTGTACGAAACGTAGGACCAGCTATAAGAATCTTTGTATTTGGTTCAAAAATACATTGTAGCACACAATATATACTAGCGATAAATGACTTGCCGCAACCACGGCCCCAAACACACATGGAAAAGTTTCTATTAAACATCCCTTTCAAAGTTATTTCTTGATAAGGCGAAAGTTTTATTCCAGTTAACAAATAAGTTGTAATATAAAGATTCTGGCGGAGGAATTTAATCAATGTAATTTTAGCTTCTTTGTCTCCAAGCTCTCCTTGGATTTGCTTAAATATCTCATTGTAATTATCTGTCTTTTTTTTGTATTTGGTTGTTTCGTGCCACATATTACAATAGTTTTAAGTCGTACATTAATTGAAGATCGTATTTTTTATATTGTTTATCGCTAAAAAATATTCTTTTCATTACTCTCACGCACTCTTCTCTGCCATCGACAAACAAGAATTGCACATTGGTATACTTTTGTATGAGTTCTCTTACGTTAAAGAAAACAAACTCTGGAGTAACTTTAATTTTCTTAGATACATAATTTAAATGTTGAAAGCTTAAACACTCTTGGAGTGGCCGTTCTATTAATACAATTAGATTAGCTTCTGCTGCTATGGAGCGCTCTATCTCTCGGCAGAATCTTTCGTATCCGCCACTCATTGTGCCAATAAAATCAGAGATAGACTTTCTTTCTATGTAGCATTTATTATCCGGGTCATTGATAGCGTAGTCTCCAAATTTTAAACCCTTAACTTCGGTAGGATAATCGATAACTAGAGGCATCTGCTCTCTCGTATCAATATAAATACTAAAACCGTCTTTAATTTTATATTTCAAAGCTTCTTTTGGGTATTCGTATTTGTTCTTAAAACCCATATCGCTACAAAGTTTATAATAATCAACAAAAAGGCTATGGTAATAAGGCAAGGGAGGGCTAGTAATAGAGCGCAGCTCCACTTCCGTAGGGGCATAATTTAAGTTGTGTTTTTCTTTTCTTTGTGAGAGAAATTTTTTTAGATATTCTTTTTGGGCTTCTACTGTTTGTTGCTTCAGCCACTTCTTCATGGAGTTTTTATTATTAAAATCGTTAGAGAAGTAATAGTCTTTGTTTTTGAAATTTATTAATTCTCCAGTAAGCAAATCGTGTCTCGGTTCGTGAGCTTGGTAGTATTCTACCATTCTCAACTTATGAGATTTAAGATGCCCATGAAAAGATTTATCTGTTTCAAACTCTACATTGCAAATTTTACATTTAACCATCTAAGACCTCCTCTTCTGTTAGCCCAAAAATTCTTGCTTTAATATCATCCATAGATGACAAGCGGCCAATTTCGTCTTTTAAGACCTCTCTTCTCATGTCGGCCATTTTTAGCATTTCGCTTCGGCTTTCTTCGTCTTTCCACATTAGCACAAGGTTTAGAATAGAAGCATTGTCTTTCACTTGCTTTTGCATTCTTTCACTTCGCTTTACTTTTAGATCATTCAGTAGTTTTTGTTGACGCCCAACGCATTGATTGTATTCTGTTCTGGCTGAAGTGACTGCTTCTACAAGAACCATAGGGATTTTTTGCCCTGAGTCCATTTCCATATTTATCTGCTCTTGCAAAGTTTGGATCGTCTCCTGAATATTTGAAGAGATTACAACTTCTGTAGCTAATATAATATACTGATCAACTTCTTCTTGGGTTAAGTCTGATTTATCATATGCGTATCTAATAAAACTGCTCTCGAACAATTCCCTATCTACAGGCTCCACATAAGTACCAATCTGATGCAAAAATCTATAAGTATGCAAATAAGAGATAAGAGAGGTTAGTTCTTTTTTTTGCTTTGCGCTTATCTTGTCTTTATCTATGCCATCGAGAACGTATTTATTAACTCGGACCATTGCCCTCTCTTGATTCTTAGGCGGCTTATAATCACCTTGCAGCTCTTCTTCTGTCTGGATTGCCTTTACTTGCTTGGGCAAAGTATTCAAATACTCCTCTACGCTCCTAGACTCTATAGATAAATTACTAAGAGTGTAATTATTAAATAAAGATCGGGCCAAGTCTACAGCCGTCATCATTGAGGCGTTGTTAGTAATGAAATCTTTTTGCTCTTGAGTAAATTCTGCTCTGTCTTTTGGCGTGTACTCGCTCTTTGTCTTAACTTTCAAGTCTCTTGAGGCGAGGAACTTCTTCACAGCTTTGCCGTAAAGACTTCTGCCATCTATATTTGGTATTTCTGGAAAAACTAATTGAGTTAACTCTTGTAGGCTAGGAGGATTTTCTTTTTTGTCGTTCCAAGTTTTAATTATTAGAGCTTGCTGATCTTCATTTAACACTAGTTCATTCATAGGTCTATTTCTCCATTAGCCAAGCATTCTTTTGCTTTTTTTATTATTGATTTTTGGATATTTCTCAATTGTTTGTTGTAAGCGGTTTTAGCGTTCTTATCGTATTTAAAATTTAAGAGCTTGCATACTTGCTCTTCTGATTTATTACTTATGTATAAGAGCTCATATACTTTCCATTCGATTGGCTTTAGTATTTCTTTCATCTTTATGTGCAGATTCTCTGAAGCTCTTTGCATGTCCGATGAGTTGCAAGGTTGATTATTTATTTCGAAAGAGTGGTCTTCTATTGAAACTGCCATCTTTAAGTCGTAAGCGTTCTTTTTTGTTTTGCACCAGCTTTTGTACATTGGGCAGGAGTCATTTTGACTCGTATAAATGCGACACCCATTGTCTCCAATAGCAGCGGCGCACTTTAGGCAGGGTCTAGCATAATTTCCGTAGTTATTTCTTATCAAATTTTTAATCTGATTAGAGATGATACGATTTACCCAAGGCAGCATTGGCTTTTTGGCATCATAAAGTTCCCATTTTTTAAATATATGGAATCTAATGATCTGAGAAACGTCTTCGAAGTCGATCCAATTTAAGGCTGAGAGTGTCCATTTGTTTTTTCTTTTATTTATTTCAGAATTAATCAAATGGAATGACTTTTCAAATCGTTCTTTATTCTTCTTGTTCATTCATGGTTTGGCGAGAGGGATAAAATCCAGCTTCTACCTTGAAGGATTCCATCACTTCTTTTTTACTGAGTCTTGTTCCTTGTGAATTTTCTTGCTCAAACCCTTGGCTCTGAGTACCCATTAAATTTTCAAGTTTTACTTTTCTGTTAATAGGAGCTTCTATTTCTACATCCAGTTTACGCATATTGATTGGCACTCTCTCTGTTACAATTTCCTCGTCTTCGATATCATGTGTAATTTCACGTTGAGGCTGTTTTTTGATAGGAGCCTTGGGAACTGTAGAAGCATAAGATACAGACAAAGCAGTGCCGCAAGAAGCACAGAACTTTGGCTTATCGAAAGAATACTCTGTTCCTGAACCACATTTTTGACAATATGCTTTCATATCAATAATTATAATGCTTATGCCTAAAAAAAACACTAAAAGTTTTAATTTTAAAACTGATAAAGGAGTAATATATAGTGTAGACAAGGTTAAGATCCCCGCTAGAGACAAAGCAGAGGGCTTGTGCGATTGCCCAGATAATGATTTTCCCAAAATACTGATAGAAGCATCCCTCTTGCCGCGCAGAGAGATGGCTGTTACTATTGAAGAATTTGCTCATGCTTTTTTTTGGGACAAAACGGAAAAAAATGTGCGTAAATTTGCGGCAACATTAACAAAATATTTATACTCTCAAGGCTGGAGAAAAGGTTTTTAGTTTTTTGACTATGAATTTTACCAGATCGCTTCGCTTGATATCGTCTTCAGTGAAGTGGAAAGAGTAGATGCCCCTTTCTTTGCTGTCTTCGTCGCAGAATATACTTTGAAGCTTCTCAAAACCACCAGCTTTGCCAAAAGCCAAATCAGACTGGTCAGGATCAGCAAGGATAAAGCACTTACTGAACTCTCCAATTCTTGTCATAAGGGTAACTATTTCTTTTTGAGTGCAATTCTGAGCTTCATCAAGAATAATAG